TTCAATGAGGCCTTCGTAGATTTCACGTGATTTTGCTACCACGTATTCGTGGAATAGCTCTTCTGCTTTTTCTTGATCGTCGTTTACTAGATGCTCTAGCATCTGTTCTAATGTCTTGTCTGACATGGTTAAATTTCCTCCTGTTGGTAAGGCTGTCTACTATTTACATTATTGTTACATTTTGGCCGTTAAATGGTAGTTTTTTGATTCATTTTGTAGGATATATACGATTTCCAAACATTTCTTGCATCTTTGAATAGGAAATATGCTGCAGGTTAGAATGTTGCGATCCTAACTTATCTGGAATAAAACCACCTTCAGGTATAAGTCTATAGAACTTCGTGTTTACAAATTCTTTTATTACTTTTTCGGTTTGGTTTAACCAATTACCATAAAATGTAGATGCGTCGGTGGTTTTTTTGTAATTGAATGTGTCTGCATAAACATTATTCAGTTTTCCTTTAATTCCTAGATAATCAAATCCTAGAATAAAAATCTGTTTATAACCACTTGTAGCTGCAAACCACAATGCTGTGGGTCCTGAACTCCATCCTTTGTGGGGAGTAAAATAATTTATACCTGTTTTTGCATTTATTCCTCTATTTGGATTAGTCCAAACTTGATGATTTCGATGATAGCCGCTGGCTATGATTTCATTTACCATTTTGGTATCTACAGAAACAAGAAAATCAGGGGCATATTCCCTGTACTGCGCATTGCATCCGTAGACAGTTCCGATAGTTTTAAGTTCTAGTAAATCAACGGCTAAACGACTTGTGCCATTACCGACAACAAACGCAATGTCTTTTTTGGCCGGCTGTTGCGGTTTATGAGCAAGGGGTGGTGTGTCAGCAAAGGCCTGTTGCTGTTCTTCTCTAAGTTTTCTAAGCTTCTTCTTCGCCACTTGGGTTTCCATACATCTGTTGTATGAAGCCCAATTCAGCTTCGTGCTCTGCTTGGTGGGCCTCGGCCTGCAGCCTTAAGGTATTAATTTGACGCAAAGTTAATTTTACTTTGCGTGTATCTCCGCGTGCTAATACAGAATTATCTCGAGAATTATTGTATCTGCGGTCGTTTGCAAAACTATTTTTTTCTTGGCTAAAAGCTAGGAATTCTCTTAAAAGCATTTTAGTATTTATCCTTCGCCTTCGCCGCCTTCGGTGTCCGCTGCCGGAGATTCTGTGTCTGCGGCTTCTTCGCCATCGGCAGCAATGTCATCCGGTGCTAATTCTTCTTCGCCTGCTATATCGGCTTCTATTCCAGCAGGAGTTATACCTGCAGATCGCATCTGTGCCTCAGAGTCGATATCAGATTTAAAATTGCCGGTGTTTTCTTCTCTCCACATACGTTCGTTTTCTGCAATTTCTTCTTCTGTAAGCCCTAGATACCGCTTCATAGCAAAACGCTTGCTTAAAAACGGTATATCAGCAATTTGTCCGTAGAGATTTGCACGTGTTGCATCTAGTTCTGCTTGCCTATATGCAGCAAAGTTTTGAGGCGGATTAAATTCGATCGAAAACAAGCTGCTATCGATGTTATATCCGTTATGATGAAGCCAATATTTAAATTCTTGATCAAATACATCTATAATAGTGTTTTGCAAACGTTCGCAGTATTTGTTAAAGCGAAGCTCTTGAATATACGCTGTACCTACTTTTCCGTCTGCAACCGTATTAGGCTGCTCATCTATTGTAGTAGGAAGATAACTTGCAGGGATTCTTAAAGCTCTAAACAGCTTGTTTGTGAAAAACTTAAGATCTGTGATTTCACCAAGGTTTGTTCCGCCGGGCAGGGTTTCAACTTTTGATCCTCTGCCTTCAGCTGTTTGAGGGAAGAAGTAGTCTTCGTTCGTACTAAGCGGATTATAGCTTGCGTCAATAACACTCTGGCCTCCACCGCTAGCGCTTGGAATACGTCTCTGTTGTATTTCGTTTTTAACACGTTCAACAAACTGCATAGCCATATGCGCTGGCATGTTGCCTACATCAACGTAAAAAATACGTCTTTCTGGAGCACGCTGAATTCTATAGATAATAATGGCATCTTCTAGCAGTTCTTTTTGCTTGTATACCTTAAAAACACTTTCTAATAGACTATTTCCAAACGGATAATTAGAGTCTATACCTTCCGAAAGGCTAACATGAACCATATGTTTAGCATCTATTGTAACTTCGTTTTGGTTGGTTTGAAAACGTGTGCCAGGAGGTTGGTTAACGTCGCCGACATACCCTCTACCAAACGCACCGCCGCTTACATATGAGCTTGTACCGCTAGGTGCTTTATTGCCTGTTCCGTGTGGAGTTACCGCAACGTTTTCTTTAAAATTAAAGTTTAAGTCTTGAACAACATACTGTTCGGGAATTTTACCAGTGCTTTCGTTTACAATAATTTTAGAAACTTTTGCTGCTTCGACGTAAAGAAGTTTTAGCGTTTCGGGGTCTCTTACAAAAAAACAATCTCCATATTTAAATGTATTCCTTACCATTCTAAATATACGAGTTTCGAAATCTTGAAACCTGCACCATTTAATTAATGCGGTGTGCAGCATTCTTGTTTCTGTAGGTGTAGGCGAGCCGTTAAAAGAAAAATTAAATGGGGTTCCGTTTTCGTTGTCTTTGTCTGTACAAAATTCAGCTAGTATATCTAGCGCAGCATTAACTTCGGAATCCATGTCCATAGTTTCATACTGCGTGTATCTTTCTGTTCTATTCGGTGACCCTGCATATACGTCTGGCAAATATGATGAATAGTTTGATCTAGCAGGTCCTGCACCGCCACCGTTTCCCACAGGGCTATATGTGCCTGAATTATCTGTTGTAACAGGACTAAAATATTTTTTCCAACTCATTATGTTATCCTACGCTTCTTAACAAATTGCCTTGCAGACTTTCTATACCTGAAAGTTGCCTTCTTGCGTACTCGTTGTTTGCCCGCATAAGCCGTGCTAATTCGGCCATGTCAGTATTTACTGTTTTTGTGTCTACTTGTCCTGTTTCTTGACCTACTACAGCAGGAGTCCTGTCAGTTTTGCCTGCACTTTCTTCATTTTGGGCTTCACCGTTTGCATTATTAGTAGATTCCGCTGCACTGTTGTCTTGTTGGATTTGAGAGCTAGGATTTGTAGGCGTTTGAGGCTGTCCAAAATCAGGTGATTGTCTTACAGGGCCACTGCTAAGATTAATTCCAGCCCTATCCATTTCTCTAAATAATTCAACCATTTTATTTTGTAAAGAAACTAACTCTGCTTTTTCTTGATTAGCAAGCCGAACTTCGCCGGCTTGCTCTAGCACACGAACACTGTGCTCTCTCTGCTTTATACGTTCTTCCAGCTGGCCTTTTTCAAGCATGAATGCGGTTCTACTCTTATCACCGGTAGATTCGCTATTCGCCGGAAGATCAGGTGCGTAGGTAGACGATCCGCCTGGTGCCATTGATCCACCAGGTCCTTGGCCTAGAGGTCCAGTTCCGCTGTAACTGCGTTGGTCTGTGATGTCAAGATCTGGCTTGGCTGATTGCGATTGCATAGAAGGGGACATTGGTGATTGACCAACACCGCCAAACTCATCAGTATTTTGAGCTCCTTGCGGAATGCCTCCTGATCTATCCAGTACACGTTCGGTAGATACAAGTCCAAAGGTAAGGTTTTCAATCATATTTGCAAAACCCGCTTTAGCTCTTTCGCCGCCGGTAGCTTCTCTGCCTTCTATACCTAAAATATCTTCAGCATTTGCAGCACCAGATCCTGCACTCAGTGCTGCAGTAGCTCCGGTAACAACCAATCCTAGCCCTGGAACAAATTTCAGCCCCTTTACTGCTTTGCCGCCTATATTCTTTAAGCCAGACCTTGTGCCAGACCCCGATCTTCCGCTGGTTGCAGGGCCTGTGCCAGACCCCGATCTTCCGCTGGTTGCAGGGCCTGTGCTAGGACCTGCTCTAGGGCCTCGACCGCCGCGCCTATTTCCTAATAGATCCATAAATCGTTTGGAACCAAGCACAGCCAGTGCGCTAGATGCAGCGAGAGCTGCTCCTGCTAGTAGATATAAATTCTCAACTACAAAGTCAAAAGCTGGTCGAACTACACTTTCATGGAAGGTTACGAATGTATTCAGTGTTTCTTCCATTTTATCTAACGCTTCACTATTTGCTAAAAACTTAGTTGTATTATTTGAAATAGCAGCAACATTTTCTTTTAAGGTTTTTAATCGTTCAGGCGTGACTCCGTCGCCTGTCTCAGTTTCTGCGTCTGACTGTGTCTGTGCCAATGCATCTCTAAGAGATATAGATCGCTGTGCTATATCTGCAAGTCCGACGTAAACATTGTTAAACTCGGGTACAAACCTACCTAGAGTATCAGCTAGCGGAGTGTTTATAAACTGCCTAGAACCTCTTTCTATAGCATCTGCAGCATCCAGCATGGCTGTTCGAGTGAAGGTGCCAGATTGTCTTGCAGCACTTCCTTGAGAAATAAGAGCATCTGCTACTTCTGGGGCAACACCCATTAACCTTCTTGCTTCTTCGGATTGCGCTGCGGCGCCTCTAGTAAAGAGATCCTGTGCACCTTGTCTCATGCTTTCAGGAAGAGTAGACAACAAGGTGTTGATATTTTTAGCAGCATTAGGATCTACTTCGGTAAGCATCTGCCTAAACGCAGCATCTGCCATTCTGGCTTCTTGCTGTGCCTCAAGCGAGTCTCTAGTTTCGCCTGTTAGCCTAGAAACTGCGCTGAGATTTTTTGCATACTCCTGAGTTTGTTGAATCAGCTGCTGATCAGTCATCTGCTCTCGCTGGCCGGTTCTTGCCCGCAGTTCGGCCTGTCTTGCGATTAATTTATTTTGTTCAGCAGTGCCTATCCCAAGTCTTGCTAGCTGATCTGACACCCCGGTCTGTCTCATCTGTCGACCAAGGTCGCCTAATCTACGAGCACCTTCTCGTGTTCCTTCACCTAACAGAGCCAGCTGAGGACCAGTCTCAGAAAGAATACTTGTAAAGTCTTCCAGTGTTAGTCCCGCTCCAGACGCACTGTCTATCATTTCATTGATGCTTCCGCCGAATGTTGCACCACTCACGCTGGCATTTAGAAAAGATTCGTATACACGGTCTGCCGCTGCGGCAGTTGGGCCGAGGATTTTAGAAAATCTTGACCCTATAACTGGTATGTTTCCTAGCGCGTTTGCAGCAGCATCGAGGTTATTTCCCATACCAGCAAGGCTGGATGATGTGTCTGACAGGAAATTAATAATGCCATCAAACCCGCGTACCAGGGTGTTAGTGGTATTTCTTAGTCTTCGTTGGCTTTCGGCCTGCTGATACGAGGCATTTGTATTATCTTTAACAGCGCCTGTATTATCGTTTACAGCACTGCTGTTGTTTTCAGCCGACTCTTTAAAGTCTTTGCTGGCGGCTACTGCTTTGTCAAGTTCTTTATAAAACTGCTGAAGTTTGCCTTGATTTGTTTTAAACGTGTTGTCCGTCTTGGCAGTCAACACGCCAATAGCAGCAACTAGCTGCTGGAGCGTTGCTTCAGTTGCGGCATTGTTTAGATTAACTTCTTCGTTGCCTATAAAGCCAGTAACGGGCATGTTTTTTAAAATCCTATATAATATGGGTAGATAAATAATCTGCTACCACTTATATTTATTCGAGGAAAAAACATGGAAAATATCGAGCAGAATCCGCTTTCGGCCTATTATAGGCAGCCTAAAATCTACGTTCAGCTGCCCAGCAACGGAGAGTTTTACCCGCAAGGAAGCCTAGACGAGTCAACAGACGGGCAGTACGCAGTTTATGCAATGACTGCCAAAGACGAACTAATGTACAAGACTCCAGATGCACTTGCTTCCGGGCAAAGCACCGTGGAAATTATAAAAAGCTGTATACCTGCAATTCGTGATCCGTGGCTGATGCCGGCTATAGACGTTGACGTATGCCTTGTTGCTATCAGAATAGCAACCTACGGCGAAGCATTGACTATCACTTCAAACTGCCCAGCATGTCAGCACTACGACGACTATGAAATCAATGTTAGCAACTATCTCGAATCTATGAACAACTTCAAATACAATTCTGTTGTAAATGTAGACGATCTTGTTGTAAATCTAAGACCGTATACATACAGAGAAGTAACTCAAGCGCATATCAAAAGCATAGAGCAAGAAAAAATATTTCAAATCATAAATGATAACGAAATGTCTGAAGAAGAAAAAATGGCAAGATTCGGAGAAAGTTTCAGCAAACTAACTCAACTTACTGTAGATATTATATCAGACTGCATTAGCTCTATTGTGACTCCACAGGCAACTGTTACAGACCCTGTTCAGATAAAACAGTTTATCAACAACGCTCCTAAAGATGTATTCCAAAACATATCAGATCATGTACACGAAATCAAGAAACAGTTTGATTTTCCAACCAGTGACGTGACATGTAGCGAATGTAGCCATAGTTATAAACTTCAAATAACAATGGATCAAGCGGATTTTTTCGCAGTAGGATCTTAACCAAGCCTCGGGAAGAGATCCTCGACGAAGCAAAAAAACTTGATAATGACGCACGAGGCATCAAGAAAGAAGTTCTTAAAATGTGTTGGTACATGAGGGGACTTTCGTACAGCGAGGGTATGAATCTTTCTTTTGAAGAAAGAGAAATCATAAACGAAATTATCAAAGAAAATCTCGAAACTACTAAAAAGACACAAATGCCTTTCTTTTAAAAACGATCTTACGATCGTTTGCGTTTTCGCTTCCGCTCAACGCTTTTTCTTTAATTTTAAACATATCAACTGCGAAGCAGTTTAGTATTATCTAGATAAATCGGTCACATAGAGCCCTTTGCGGGGCTCACTATGTTGTGCGCATTATCTGAGTAGCACAGCCACAACAGCATTAGAACTATAAATGTATTATAAACCTTACAATTAGTGCTTTATTACACTTTTTGTAAGACACTTTTTACATTTTTCGCAGGCGGTTGGCCGATACCTGCTCGTTCCGATAGAGTTTCTTATGTCCAACGGCAATATCACGTGCAAATGCTGTCTTGCAAGCGATATCTGAGATTTGATTATCTCATCCTTAGCCTTTTAATCTAGCTTGGTAAACGCATCAAATCAGTTATTAGGCGTATCTGATCATCATCCAAAAGGGTAGTGATGCGAGTCTCCGCCGTTAAACGGAATTTCAATTCCCTGTGCTCACGTAGCTGGCCAGGTATAAGTCCACAATGTCTGCGCCGGTGGAGGCTTTTTTAACGGTGTATGCCTATTTGATGTTTTTGAGATGTTCTTTTAGAATTCTAGAACTGCCTACACGAACATTGATAATGCCATTGTAGTAGTCATCAGTTTCTAACACTCGCCTGTCGAATTGTTCTTTAGCCTCTAGATAGCTTAGTACGCCTCTGCTAGGACAGAAATGTAAAATTTCTCTCGAAAACCTATCTGTGCCTAGTGCAGCAACATCTTCTAGCAAATTTTCAGAGGAACCCCAATAGTCCTTCCAGTCACTTTCTATAAATGTACGTCTGCGATTTTTTTTGCCTTTTAGTGGCGGCCTCGTTTTTTTAAACTTAGCTAGTTTTTTGCCTATGTATTTTTTATTGTTGGTAAGATTAGTAATGATGTAAACAAACCCTTCACAGTCGTCTGGGAGAGTGTCAACTGTTTTTCCTTGGTGTGTCCACGCTGTCATCGGACTTACTTACTTTTTTCGGCCTTCCTACCATGCCTTTTCTGGCTGCCTTTCTTTGATCACGAGTCTCTTGTATTTCTTTCCTTCGTTCAAACGCAAGTTTGCGTATTTCTGAAAGGCAGTTTCTTGCTTTTATTCCTGCCTCGTCTGACCCCTTGTATTCAAAATTTGTTTGCCATTTAAAGTATTCTTGAAATACTTCGATCATTTTATCGTGACTATCGCTGCTCATTTCCAGTTAGGACCAGTTAAGAACAATGAGACAGACTCGCGTTTTCCGTCAATAACCTGCTCTACTTTGTGAGGCATATAGCTGGGGAAAATAATCATAGAGCCCGGAACAAATTGGTCTACACTGGTTGACCCGTTTTTAAAAAATTTAAACTGGCCTCCTGTGTACTCGTCGGCACTAACATCAACGATGAGTGTTAACTTGATATCGTACGGCTCTCCCTTCGCTGCATCTATGTGCCAGTCATACTCTTGACCTGCACAGTATACATTATGATGAACTACATCGTATACATTAGGCTGATAAAGATCAAAGCCGTATAATTCCTTATTGCAATTTAATGCAATATCGATTACGTTATCTAATAATCCTGCCAATTGTCCTAGATAACAGTTGTTGACCGAACTGGTTTTTAAAGCGCTTGCAGGGTTATCTGTGAATTGCGTGTCCGACGCTAGGCTTTCTAGATTTCCTCTAATTTGTGTAGCCTCCTCGCTAGACACAATATTATCAATATAATATAAATCACACTTCATTACACAATATCCACATCTGTTGAATACGAAGTAAATCCATTTTCTTTCAATACTTTTAATACTTGATTAACTCTGCTCGCTAGGTCGTCTCGATGACTAATTAGGAAAATATTTTTTTCTCGTTCTCTAGTCATTTTTTTAAGTACTCCTATACTGTTTTCTACGCCGCTGGCATCCATGCCAGAATCTACAAGTTCGTCAATGAACAGCAGATTAATTCCGTGATATAAATTTTCCCATACGTCGCGGAATGCCCAACTTAATGAGAGAATTAATCTGTTTCGCTCGCCTCTAGAGAGATTATCAAAGTCTAGATCCTGTCCTAGCTGTGTAATCTCAACTGACAGATCGTTTTGAAACTCTACAAGATGCGGTAGTCCTATCCTATTAAGATAGTATGTTAACCTTTGATTTAAGAATGCAAGATTTTGATCGATAATTTTCTTTCTTAAAAACGAATCTTTGTTTGTAAGAAGTTTGAGAAGAAATTCTTGGTGTTCTTTTATTTTTGTAAGCTCATTAACTGTCTCCCACGAAATGTCTTGAAGTGCAGTCTCTTTAAGATCAACTATTTGATCATCGTACGGATTAGCTGTTTCCTGTTTCTGTGCTTTTTCTTTTTTTAGACCGTCTAATGTACTTCTGTGATTAAGTGCTTCCTCTAACGAATTGTACTCAACAGAAGGACAGTTGCCTAGTTCGCCTACTTCAGACAGCGCGGCATTGAGGTCAGCGATGTCTTGCTCTTCTTTGCTTATTTGTTCTTTAAGTTCGGTTACCTGCGCTTGCTTTTTATCTTGCAAATCGACATGTGAGTCGTTGTGCAGCTCCTGGCCGCAAGCATGACAGGTTTTTTCTTGAAGCTGCGTTAGCTCTTCTTCTAGCTTTTCTAGCTGGCGCAAACTGTGTTCTGCGGTTGTATTCTGCCTAACGAGCATGCTTTCGATATTTTTTCGATCTCTTTCCTTTTCTCGCCAGGCCGTTAACAACTTTTGATTTTCTACTTCTTGATCGATATCGATGTGTGCTAGTTTTTCAATAGCAGAATCGATGTCGTTTAATTCTTTTTGTTTATTGTCTGCCCACATTTTCTGCTTTCGTTCTAAGCCGTCAATGCTTTCTAGAATTTTATCGTTAGAGCTCTTAATAGCATCAATTTTAGCAGTTTCAGTTTTAATTTCGTCTTTGACAAATTTATTACTTTCTTTCAGCTTCTCTGCTTTTTCTGAAAGCATTGTTATGCCGAGTAATTGCTCGATAATGTCTCGCTGGTCGTTTGCACGCATCGCAAGAAACGGCTCTGTGTATGTGTTTAACGCTACTAGATGCTTAAACATGGTGTGGCTCATGCCAATGATGTCTTCGATTTCTTTTTGAGTCTGTCTGCTGTCGCCTTGACTTTCGTCGCTGTCCTCGGGCACTTGATCGTGTCCGTTGACTTTTAGTTTGAGTACGTTGGGCTTTCTGCCTCTCTCAATGTGGTATTCGACTCCGTCCTTTTCAAACGAGCAGGTAACTAGCATATATCTGCCGTTAATCTTGTTAACTAAATTATCTTTTTTGATATTAGTTAACGCCTGTCCGTACAGGGCATAGCTTAGACTGTTTACAATTGTAGTCTTGCCCGTGCCGTTTCTGTTTCCACTGTCGTCTCCGCCGAGGTCGAGATTTTCGCCTAATACTAATGTAAGGTGTCCTCGATCAAAGTCAATAGCCTGCGTCTGATTACCGACACTCATGAAATTCTGTACGGTTAGATTTTTTATTTTAATCATAGGTCTTTGTATAAATCCAGTAACAATTTATGATCGTAGCTTTCGGTGTCGAGCGACGTAAGAGAGTTCATAACAATTGTGTCAACACTCTCGAAGTTCATATCAATAACTGTGGATTGCGATTCTAATTCTACCTTTTCCGGAATCATTTGTAGTTCTCTTAAATCGTATTGAGGAATGAACTGTTCTTTAATAAAGTTTGCTTCTTCAAAACTTAACTCTACATCAATTGTTGCACGACAGTTCATTTTTGGCATTAGTAGCTCGTCCGGGTTCTCTAATAATCGTGATAAATTAAAGACACGATATCTTGGTTGTCCTGGCCACGCTCGATACTCCGGCTCGCCGCCCCATTCTAATATCATCATGCCTCTGTCATCGTCGCCTGCATCTGCATAATTGTGAGGAAAAGCATTTCCCATGTAGATAATATTATTTTTCTGTTGCCGACTGTGAAAATGACCCGTAAACACATATTCTTGATTTTGAAAATGACTAGCACGTAAGCTTCCGTGATCTGGCATTTGTACCATAGCATTCATGTAAAAACTCGGAAGCTCGAAGTGTCCAAACATATAACGAGACTTGATATTGGGTATGTCTTTCCATTCATCACCCACAAGCCAAGGTACAATACTTACATCGCCGTCAATTAGAGTTTCGTTAACAAGATGAACGTTGGGGAATAAACGTGCAAACTCAACCGAATGGATTTCTCGCTTGTCTTTGTAATATTCATCGTGGTTACCAAGTATTACATATACATCAGAAAATGATCTGCTTAATCTTTCTAGATTGCTTACAGAGTAGTTCATCGTACTGATGTCAATGCTACTCCTATTGTGATGCCAGTCTCCTAGAAAGATACAGGTTTCGCAGCCTTCTTGCATAGCCTGATCACAAAACCATTTTACAAATTCTTCACAATCAACATTGTGTATACGACTACCATTCTTCATTCCAAAATGAATATCGGTAAAACATGCTGCTTTCTTAAACAATGACATAGATCCTCCTAAGCTATATTACAATAACGTTGCTCGATTGTCAACTATCATCAGACTTTCTATAAATCTCTCTTGGTCGCTCGAGACCGTTATTTTTTCCTTCGTTCTGCCTAGTCCAGCTTGGATTCATGCCGTTCATCTCAAGTATATCGTCTCTGATAGACTGATTTCTTTTTTCGATATTAATAATGCGCACAAATGAATTTGTAACCGCTGCAGTATAGTATGCGAACGGGTTGTCAGATTTACTTTCGTCGAACTGCAAACCGATTTGTGTAAGCTGAAGAATTGCTTGGCCTTTCATTTCGTCATTGTAGGTATATCCACGAACATTGCCGCGCGTTGCATATCGCTCACACAGTTTCATCCACATTTTTGCAAGCTCTTCTGTGGTATGACCGTGCGTTTTAGAGTATTCGCCGTTGTGAACATCGCCCTTCCAGTGGCTCTTGCCCACGCATACCAAATTGTCATTGTCGTCGAACTTCCAATGCTGAAACGGAGGAAAGTTTACTTTTTCATGCGCATCCGCAACAGTCTTAACTGTTTTCTTGCGTCCCGGTGCTAGCGGAATGTGTTCAAATGTCATCACGCGAAAGACAACATCCTGTTTCTTTATTTTCTTGTAGTCGATCTCAAATTCTTTTTGACTAGGCTTTTTGCCCGATGTCACCTGTGCACATGCTGCCTCCCAGTTGGCCTTTGCAATCCTTGCTGCTTGGTTTCTTTTTGCCTCTGCTGTTGTTCTTATATTAACCTTATCGATGCTGGGTAGTATTATATCGTAGCGATGATACGCCGGGTCGGTAAATGTGCAGTAGGTAGTTTTGCTTTTGTGAATTTCCTTTAACAGATCGCGATTGTTTAGGTATTTTACTTTTCTAGTCATAATTTTAAGATTCTCCTTAGTTAATAATAATAGCACATAATTCTAAAAATAAATAGAGTATATGGAGATTTTTTTATAAAATGGCACGCCCCACATCACCTTTGTCCAAAGTAGTTTCTGGAGTACAGGAACAAGTTGCAGCAGCACAACAAGCTGCTTCCCAAGCTATACCCGAAGTCTCCGACTCGCTTAAACAAGGAGTAGATACTCTAACAAACAACTTATCCGGCGGCATCGGTAGCGGCCTTGGCCCAGCACCGGGCACCTCTCCTGCGCAGCTCGGTGGGTTTAACCCGTCATTCAGTCCGCCGGGTGGCTTAATAAACGAAGCTTCGAGCGCACTCGGCGGCGCAGCAGATGCACTGGGCGCCGGCTTTTCTAGCGTACAGAATAAACTAGATGCTACAGGACTGTCCAGCCTAAGCGAAGCAGTTCCGGCAATATCTAATATTTCATCAGATTTAGCTGGAAATATCGAACAAATTACAGGTGGCAGCCTGGCAAGTGGTGTACAAGACGCACTTGGCGGTGTTTCAAAAGCAGCTGGGGCGTTAAATAACATATTAAGTTTAAAGCGCGGCGCAAATCTCCCGGCAGGCGGCGAGCTGTTTCAGTCTACTGGCCAGCCGATTGAAGTAAAAGCAACGCCAAAGAATGATTGGAGAGTCCGCATTAATTGTCAATGGAACCAGTTTAATTCCAAGTTATTTAAGCGATTAGAAGATACCGGCGGCATGATTTGGCCATACATCCCAGAAGTCACTGTCTCTACAACAGCCAATTATTCACAGCAAGATGCAGTCCACACAAACTATCCTTTTTTAGCTTATAAAAATAGCCAAGTCGACGACATTCAAATTACCGGAGAGTTTTCTGCAGAAAACAGCGTAGATGCCGAATATTGGATCGCCGCAACTACTTTTTTAAAAACAGCAACAAAAATGTTTTACGGAGCAAGCGACAATGCAGGCAACCCGCCCATTATTTGTCAGTTATCAGGATATGGAGCAAGCATATTCAACAACGTGCCTGTGGTCATAACAAATTTTAACGTAAGACTAAGCGAAGATGTTAACTATGTTAAATATAATGCTACAAACACCTGGGTGCCCGTGTTAAGCACAATCGCAGTTACCTGCAAGCCAATTTACAGCCGGAGCAAGCTCCGAGAGTTCAGCATACAGAGTTATGCTAGAGGCGAAATGACCACAGGAAGCGGCGGCACAGGACAAGGATTTATTTAATGGCTCAGTATTCTAAATTCAGTCCCTATGTTGAAACAAAACAAAACCGATCCTATCTAGAGCTATTAAAAATTAGACCAATTCCTGCAGAGTCTGACGATTTTGAATACACAATAGAAAGTCAATATACTCACCGCCCTGATCTTTTGTCGTACGACCTCTACGGAACTCCAAAGCTCTGGTGGGTATTTGTCCAACGCAACATGAGTGTGCTAAAAGATCCTATCTACGATTTTGAACCAGGCGTGCGAATCAAAATTCCAAAAAAATCTAATCTGCAGAGATTTTTAGGAGTATAGTGTGTCTACGCGAGAAGGAACAGAAGATTTACTTGCTCGAATCGAATCGAATGAGAGAAATGCCAAAGGCAAAGCAAGAGATGCAGAAGACTTTGCGCAAACGGCCAGATCTTTACGTGCCCGCGGCGCACCTAGCGAGCAAATAGAGAGAGCAGAGTGGTTAGCAAACGACTTTCGTGGTCTAAGCCGCTCGGCCCAAAGGCAAGCTGATCAACTTCGAGCAGAGTTAGCTCAACAAAGCACATCTGACGAAGCAGAAGCAAGATCTAGCGCAAAAGCAGAATCAAGATCGGGAAAAGACCTTTCGGCAAGAAAGCCCGACGGTTCAGCTATTACGGAATCTTCCGATGTTCAGTCTGTAACAGAAGCAAACGCAAAAATTTCTACAAACGAAACTCCAGCGAGAGCTACCCAACAAATAACTGAAGATGGTTCGCCCCGCCCTGTGCAAAAAGATCCAAATGTTTCTAGCGTGCGGTCTCAATTTAATTTACCTAATCAAATACCCAACGAATTAGAACAATTTGCATCATATTCTCCGTTGTTTACAATGGCCTGCTTAACGCCGCAACAGTTCAATAATCCATCATTATACAGAGACGGAAAGACATTTGCCGGTACAAATTTTGAAAACGGCCAAGGCAGAGGAGGGATTAGTACGTCTACAATTGTGTTTTCTAGCGCTGGCAGGTTTGACAAAACACGGACTTCGATATTTGGAGGTTATCAGCCAGAATATTTTGTAGATAATTTTAAGATGACCAACATTGCTGCTGCAAACACCACTACAGGTAATCAGAATGCAATCGGATTTGAATTTGATGTTTTCGAGCCTTACAGTATGGGATTACTTTTGCAAAGCATGCAAAATGCCGCAGTTTCCGCCGGGTATGCAAATTACCTAGACAACGCTCCTTATCTCTAAAACTAGACTTTAA